CGATCCCCACAACCCTTCCATCAAGCACGGCCACCCACGCCCTCAACGTCGCGGGCGGATAGCCCTCGTACCACTCAATGACATCGGCGGCCGTGGCCTGGCGGACTTCCAGCATCAGCCCGGATTGGCATCGAGCACCGGCGCCAGACCCAAGATGGTCGCCGGATACGGCGCATAGGCCATCAGGCAAAGCCGGCTGTCGGAACTCCAACTGCCGTCGATCGGCAGCTCGCGCGAATCGTAGTCGGTCCAGATGTAATTGGCCGGAACCGGCTTGCCGCCTTCGGTCTCCGGCATGGGGTACAGCACATCAAAGCTGTCGCCATACTTCACCGCGCTCTTGTGCAGATAGCGCGCCAGCAGATGAACGGATTTGATGTTCGTCGGCCAGCCCAGCGAGGACGAGCCGTCCTTGAATATCGTTGCGAACTTGGCGCTCTTGTAGGAAGCCTCATACGGCAGGCCAACCACGGCATCGCTCACTTCGACAGGGAGCGTGATCTGCCCGCCGGACACGGTGAACGAGCCCTGATACACCCCATCGCCCCAGCAGCGCACGGTCTCGCCTTCGAGGTGAGTGAGGCCACCGATATTGGCGGTCGGGCTGCCTGAAATGACCTTATGGCTGTCCAGCAACTGATTGATCGATCCCCCGATGCAGTTGCTTTGCATCGCCCATTTTTCGAGATAGCGCTTGGTCACGCTGTTGATCGTGCGCTTGACCACGTAATAGACCTGATCCTCGATATCCCCCGGAAGACGAACGACGTTTTCAATCACCCCGTCCGTTTCGATCAACACCCAGGCCAGCACGTTTTCCAGCTTGTCTATGACCGCCAGCGCGACCTTGCCGTCCGAGCGCACGCAATGAATTCGGGTATCGGGCTGGCGTTGAACCGCCATGGCGACGATCTCAGGCTCGCCGATTTCAGGAACCAGCGTGGTCAGATCCACGGGGGTGTAATCGAGCCCGCCCCCCTGACCACCCAGTTGCAGTTCATAGACCCGCGTGCCCCCGGCTTGAACGAAGACCACGGAGCCATCCATCAGCACGGCCGGAACAAGCCGGCGCGACCCTTGGGTGGATGCCGGCTTGACGTTGTAGTTCGTAGGCGTCAGAGGCTCGTCAAACGAAGTCGAACGAATGGACAGTTCAGCCGAAGCGGTTCCCACGAGCAACCTTTGCGCCGCCTGCGCCCAGCACACGATGTCGGCGCTGCCGTATCGGATGGTCCGATTGATCGGCCCCGAATCCCCAACCTGTGTCGGATCGAACGCATCGACGGTATCGGAGATCGACTGCCATACCCCGGATTTGCCAAACCAGCCCAATCGGCCTTCATAGAAAGCAACAGCAGACGGCCAGCCGCGATAGTCACTCCACGAGCCTTCGCTCCAGATCTCGCTCGCTTCCGTCCCGCCCAGCTCCTTCAGCACGGCCGCGCTGGCGCTGGTAGGACCGGCAACCGCCGTTAGCTTCGCCACCCCGTAGATCGCCCCGCTATCGATTGACAGTTCAGCAACGACGGTGCCGGAGGTGAACCCCCCGACCTTCACGCCAATCCGATAGAAGACGATCTGATTGTCCAGCCCATCGTCATTCTCGTAATCGCCGTTGGAATCATAGGTGTTCTGATCGACCCATGATCCCTCTTCCCCGACCGAGCGCTGAAGCTGGACCGTCGCATCCCATATTCCAGAAAGGACGATCCGGTGATTGCGGGCATTCGATACGCCCGTGACCCTGATCGAATCCGACCATTGATCCTCAGCCGTGATGCTGATCGATACCAACTGACCGATCGAGCGAATGCGAAACAGCACCCCGACATGACCGGAGCGAAATAGCGGTTGGGAGGCCGTCAACGTCACGTTGCCCGAAATGGCGGACGCCCCGATCTTGATCTTCGAGGTGTTCTCCAACCGATAGGGGCCATCCTCGGGCTCGTACAGGATGATCGACCAGCTATCGAATGCCCGGCGTTCGATCCGCCTTTGCTGATACCCCTCGCAGGCCACGAAAATTACGTCGTTGGACTGGTCGAAGCGCAGGAGCGGCAGATACCCGACCGACCACGGAACCGGGAGGGTCATCACCCCTTCCCCTTCAATCGTAATGCTATCGACCAGCGCGATGCGCTTGTTGCGGTTCGACAGCCGGACATAGACCGAAGATCCGGTAGGGGTGAAGGCCAGGCTGTGCGTTCCGGTCCCCAGCGTGGCCTCAGTGATATACTCGTCCCCGCCCGACGTGCTGCCAACCCGCAAGGTCACGGGGCCGCGATTGATCACGATCCGCAGGGCATGCCTGACGTTCAAATCCTGCGCCGCGACCGTCAAGGTTTGCGTCCTGATCGCAGAGTTGAAACGCGAGCCGACAAGGCTCATGTATCCGCCGCTCGCAAAGGCCGAGGTAGCCCCAGTTTCGTCCGCATCGGCCCAGCCAGTGAGATCGGAATCGAACGTGCCGTTGGTCACCGCCGTTGCCACCAATGGACGCGAGACAGGCTCATCATCGACCAGAACGGTGAAGCCAGCCGCCGTCACCAGCAGCAAAGCCATATCGGCGGCCGAGAAGACGAATGGGATTGGTCTGACCTTCGCGTCCGCAGGAATGCCGGTGACGTATTCAAGCCCCGGACGGATCGACATGCCCCCGAGAGCCTTGGGCATCCAGTTGGTCTGCGTTTCCGCCGATAGCCGCACGCGATCAAGCGTGATGCGGCCCAACGCATCCTTGCTGACGATCCCCCGGTTGAAGGTTGTCAGCAGCGAGCCGGCCATCAGTAGCCCCGGTTATTCCGGCGCCATGACCCGTTGCCGCCGACGCGCGCCTGCGTCCAGCGACCTTCCGGGGCAAAGCGGGTGGGCTCCTCCATGGCATCGAGCGAGCGGGCTTCGGTGCGCGCCATCCTCAGACGCCGTTCCATCCTCTCCATATCGACCTTGGCCCCCGTCAGCCGGGGGGCGATTTCAGCCGCCATGTAGAGGGCGAAGAACTTGGCAAAGGCCGGCGTCCACAGGCTGAGATCGCCGCCGTAATCCTCATCGTTCGACACATAGCGGACGTAGATCGTCTCGTATTCCGCCCACCAGTACCCCCGCTCATCCTCGTACTGGTTGAGCGGCGGCTTGAACTCGCCGTTGGTGCCGATTTGAACCAGCCGCAGGAAGTCGCCCGGCTTGGTGAAGGCGTGGGCATAACCGAAATCCGGCTCGATCGCCGCCTCGTAATCGATCTTGACCGTGCGGATGGCGAAGTTCCAGTAACCCTGCTGCAGGCAATGGTCCACCGCCCCGCCATCCCAGACATCGTCGAGGTAGTATCGGGCCGGCGTGTCTTCCGTGAGCGAGGCAAGCTTGCGCTGGCCGCACTCCCGGAGCGCGTCGTTGTAGAGCCCGAGCTTGTCCGTCATTTAGGCGGCCAGGGCTTTGAGGTTCGAGCGCAGCCAGCCTTCCGCTTCCTCGCGCGTCTCCATGTTCTCGGACAGGATCGCCTTGTCGCTCAGGCGCTTGACCGACCATTTGCGCGGGCCGCGGTGAATGACCTCGAATTCAGCGGTGAGATCGGCGGCCGGGCCGGGGGAAAGATCGGCGCGCCACAGTTCCTTGACCAACGCCTGATGGGTGCCGACGCTGCGGACGAACAGGACGGAGAGCCAGTTGCGCTCGGCATCCATGACTTCGATGCGATCCAGAGGACGCATCTTGTGCGCCACGTTGGCCCAGAAGCTCGGCTGCAGGATGGCGTCGCGCGGCAAGGCGGCTTCGACCGTCACGGAATAGGTGCGATAGATCGATTCGGCCAGCTTCAGACCGTGCGGCGATAGGGCCGGCGGCTGCGGCTGCGGGACTGGCGCGATCTTGGGCGCAGCGGGGGCCGCTGCCTGGGCAGTGTCGGACATGGTTTCTCCATGGAAAAGAACGGGCGGCCCGGAATGGACCGCCCGTGTTTTGACCCGGCGGGGAGCCGGGAATCGTTTACGACAGGATCGCCGCTGCGATAGTCGCTGCGCCGCCGGCGGTGACCGCCGAGACGTAGTGAATGGTCGAAGCTTCCGTGGCACCGGTCTTGCCGACGACCATGTGATCCCCGACCTTCAGGCCGAGAGCCGCGCCGTTGGTGAAGTAGCCCGCACCAACGACGGTGCCGTGCGCGTCCGTCGAGTTGTAGATCCACAACGCCGGACCAGAGCCCATGCGCGGCGTGACGCAGACCGGAGGATTGCTAACTGCGTAGGTCATGTTTCAGCCCTCCTTAGGCGTAAGCCGAGCCATCGTGGTTGATCACCACAATGCCGGCGTTCTGCAGGATCTTGGCGCCCATGTCGATCGAGGCGCGCGCCCAAGAATAGGCCTGCTCCTCGTCGTAGCCGACCTTGCTTTCGAGATCCTTCTTGTTCACCGCATGACCGATCGCGGTCTGGTGGAACATGAAGCACTTCTCGGCATTGGTGCCCTTGCCCGGCAGATTGGGATGCACCACCCAGTTGATGCCGGCCCAGCGGAACATGGTCATGTCCGTCGAGAACGGCTTGTTGTTGACGTAGTCGGCGGAGGCGAACTCCGTCGTCTGCATCAGGTAGGCCTCGAAGGCCGGCGTGATCAGCGCATTGAGCCGGTTATCGCGCGGCACTTCCGCGTTGCCGAGAATGGTCTTGGCCTTCATCGCCAAGGCGAGCGAGCCGGTCGCCGCCGTGCCGGTAGTGACCGACGCAGTGTTCAGCTCCGTGATCACGTCCTGGTCGATCCTGCGGTTGATCACACCCATGGTGGTCATCTGCATGATCGCGCGCTGGTCGCCCTGCGAGCCGAAGACGTTGAAGTCCGTCTTCTTCACCAGATCGTGCCACTCAACCAACGTCGCGGTGTAGGTTGCGAGGTTGTCGGCGCGGGACGGGATCAGGCCGTTGACGCCGCGGGTCTGCGCTTCCGCATCGCCCGAATCGGCTACCAGAAAGCGAGCCTGATTGCCCTTGATCACCGCTTCCGTGGTGACCAGCTTGCGGACCAGCGATTCGGTCTGCTCGAAACCGGCGATGAATTCCTGCCGGTACTGTGTCTGAAATGCCGTGTCGGCCATTTCATTCTCCTGTTTTTAGAGGGGAATGCCGTGGCTCAGGTTGTCCGGCGGGCGGGCGAAGGGTTGTCCGCATAGCGGGGCCTTGCCGTGCCGTTCGGGGCTTCGCGTGTGGCGTGGGTTTGGTGCCCTGCCGCCCGGGGCCGCCAATGGGAGGGCGGGTTGTCCGGGCTTTGGGGCGAGACAGCCGGCGAACCGGCCGAATTGGTTAGGCGGCTTTGCCGAGGCGTTCCAGCCGCGTGATGATGTCGCGATATTCCTGCTGGACCTTCTCGTCCTTGTTATAGGCCTCGCGGTTCTCGCGCATCATCGTCTCGATGGCGGCCTTGCGATCCTCCAAGCCCTGCGGCGTGGCGCCGCCGATGCCAACGATCGTTGCGACCGGGTTGATCTCGCGGGACAGGCTCGCCAGCCAGCGCATGACGTTGGGCTGGTTCAGGGCGTTGGTGCCGTCGATCGTCTTGGCCGACAGCACGGTCGCCTTCACGCCCTCGGGGGCGCCGTCAAGCAGGCTGCCGATGGCGTTGAGGTTCGCCTTGTATTCCTGCCCCCATTCGGCGCGCAGCTCTTCCTCGCACGCGCTGCGGGCTTTCAGGTTGTTCTCGGTCAGGACTTCTTCCTGCTGCCGCTGCATCTGCAGATACCAGCCGACATTGGCGCTGGCCTGTTCCGGCGTCTGGTTCAGCGCGTGGGCGACCTTAAGGTACTCATCGACCAGCGGCTTGTCCGGCTCGCCGATCACGAGACCATCCTCGAGCTTGAGCTCGTACTTGTCCGGGGCTTCGGGGATGCCGTTGGCCTTGCGCCAGGCTGCGACCTCTTCCGGCTTGGCGTCCTTCGCCAGCGGAGCCTTGAGCTCGCCCGACGCCATCTTGGCGCGCATGGCCTCATAGGACTTGAACAGGGCGGTCGGGTCGGTGAAGCGGCTCAGGGTCTTGAGCGCTTCCTTGTCGTCGCCGGCGAGCTTCTGCTGCCAGTCGGCGGGCCATGTGGCGGGGGTGACGACCGGCGGCGCGTCGGGGTTTTCCAGCGGCGTCGCGGGCGGCTTCGGCGGCTCACCACTGGCCGGAGGAGCCGGGGGCGCTTTCGGATCAGCCGGCGGGGCGGGCGGTGCGGCAGGGTCAGCCGGCGGAGCAGCGGGATCGATCAAGTCGTCAGCCATTCTTCCCATCCTTGGTTTTCTTCAACAGGTGCGCTGGCATGTTGACCAGCTTCACGATTTGCAAGCCGACGTAGCGGCGGCCTTGGGCGTGGCACGAATCCCGCTCGCTTGTCGGGCTGTAGGTGTGCTCGTAGGTCAGGCCCAGCGTGTTCACGATGTAGTCGAGCGCCCGCTTCTGCTGCCCCTCGTTCGCCACGCCACGGGCCAGGGCTTGCAGGGCGGCAACGTCAGCGTTCGACCAGTCGGCCGGCGCCCATGTCTGCAGCGGCTTGCTGGGGCGGGGCTTGGGGTCGGCGGTCATGCGTGGCCTGGCCCGGTTTCCGTTTCGGTCCCGTCATCGTGCAGCGTGATCCGCCGGCACCAGACGCAGCCCGCTTCCATCGCGGCCACGGCCTCATCATCCTGCAGCAGGCAGGACGGCGGCCCTTGACAGATGATGACGCGGGGCGGGTCCATGTCCTGCACCATGCCAAGGCGCTCGTCGCCAGCCAGGCTCATTCGAAGGCCCGGCCTTCATCCGCACGGACACGATCCGTCTCGGCAATGGCTGCGCGGTAGGCTTGCGCCGCTTGATCTCTCAGTCGCCGGCGTTCAGTCAGTTGAAGGCGCTGCGCTTTCCACATCGTCAGCAGCCAGCCGATCACGCCCCACCCATCGTCTGATCCGTCATGTCCACCAGCGCCCGGCCGCCCTTGCCGATGCTCTCGGCCGCCTGGCCGGCGCCGGTTGCAAGCGCGATGGCTTCCTGTGCCATCTTTGCCTGCTGTTGCTCGGCTTCCAGTTCGGCAATGTCCTCGTCCGAGCGCATCCATGC